CCGAAAGGACGTTCACGCGTGGCCCCAGATAAGTACCTTGGTATTTGTCGCGGCTACGTATTACCTTGCTAATAGGCCCCCCCTGCAGCTATTCTGCGATATTATAATCACTGTCGCGATTTGCTGCCACCTCCTAAAATGGAATCTTTAAGCCTAGCTCTGCTAGGTGAAATCCGAGATTGGAGGGGATTAGCTAATGCTGGTGAAGTCCAGCCTGGTTAGCCTTAGAACTGTTTGATCCACAACATCGCTGGCACTCAGATCTAGGGCCGTATCCAGAAGTCTCTACCATTACGAACCAAATCAACATATTCTATGAAGACTCGATCCGGTGGTGGAATCTTTAGTAGCAATACACGTTGGATTCGACAGCGAGAGCTGCGATTCTTCATGATATTGCCAGTCTGGTTGATAGGGCTTCGATCTTTGTGGCGAACATGTTTCCTTCCCTTGCACAATACTATTCTGAGACTTTGGTCAACTAATGGGTCGCTTTGGCTAACCCAGTATTTGGCCCTAGTCTCTCGTATTATTGTTCTTTGGGTAGGGAAACAACCCTTCATTGTTGATGATCACAGTGTTCGGGTGCGTCTGACACGTTCCGGACTTCCAGTTTTACTACCAGCGGAATTGCGACGTATCTTCCACCTCTTGCGAGGCGAAGATCACGCATTTGCGTTGTTAGTAATTCGGGTTACCCTGACCTTGTTATCGGTCTATCGAGTCATCGGCTGTGCTCCAAATCTTAAGATAGAGACCATTACTGGTCCCTTCTCAGGATCGAGCGCTATACTTTCCGTATGGGAGGTAAATCAGGCTGTTGGCTTGTTGCCGAAGTCATTGGTACTGGGGAAGGTGATTTGGGCACATTTGTCCGAATCATCTGGCCCCAATTTCAAACGTTCCACGTGGTCGTCTGGTCTAGATGCATTAGCCTTCCTTAAGGATCCACTTGTGTGGTTCCATTGGTTGTCTATTGCTGTAGCCCAGAGAGCATGGGAATTGATCGCTTGGAATTTATTCACCATTATAATGACATTACCTCTTGTTCCATTTCTACTGTTGATCGGGAAATATCCAGGTCGGCTTGGGAAACTCGCTACGCTCTTTGAGGCGCGAGGAAAGGTTAGAGTTGTTGCGATTACCGATTGGTGGACTCAAGTTTTACTTAAGCCCCTCCATATCGGGATCTTCAACATTCTCAAATCTATTCCTCAGGACGGTACCTTCGATCAGTTGGCACCAGTCCATCGTCTCATAGCTTACGTACGGGCCTCAGGCTCTCCTGTATTTTCCTATGATCTGTCAGCAGCTACGGATAGATTACCAATTGCGTTCCAAATTGAAGTGCTCCAGGAGATAGGTGTCTCTTGGGCCCTCAATTGGGCTGCGTTATTGGTAGCTCGTCCTTGGTATCTTAAAGGAGCCCCTGTCTTTTATTCTGTGGGTCAACCAATGGGGGCTTTGTCCTCATGGGCGATGCTTGCGATCTCACACCATTTATTGGTGCAAATTGCAGCTCGTCGGGTTAACCTGGAAGGATGGTTCCAGCATTATGCACTGCTTGGTGATGATATTATTATCGCTGATGCAGCTGTGGCTGGGGCATACTTAGACCTTATGCGTTCTCTCGGTGTCCCGATTAACATGTCGAAATCATTCGAGATGTCGTCTGGAACCTGTGAGTTCGCAAAACGGTGGATCCATCCGGAACTCGGAGATATTTCTCCAATGAGTCCTGGATTGATCCTAGGTTGTCTACGTAATCCACGGATATTAGGTACGCTCTTTCGAGATTCTCTCGAACGAGGTTATATCTTTTCCACGCGCGTCTGGCGAGATCTGGTTCAGTTTCTCCTGATGATCCGACCCACTCGGTGGGTTCGGCATCAAGTGAAACCGATCCTTTCATCAGTATTTGGACCAATAGGGGGTTTATGGACAACTGCCAGTGGGCCTTATTTTAAGGCTGTCTGGATCAAGTTGTTTCCTTCCCTAATGGCGAATAAACTCGAACATTTAATCGAAACTCTGTATCGATTAATGGCCGAAGCCCAGAGTCGACCCCATACTGAGGACGAACTGAAGGCACAGCTTGTTTCCAACTTTTGGAAACAAACTGCGTTATTCGGGTCTAACTGGTGGGGGCTGATCTCTGTGCCCTTTGTGATCTTTTCTCCTTCCTTCTGGGTCTACTATGACCTGGCGACCAGAGCTCGGGTTTCAGTTTGGGAATTTCAGGACAAGCTCAACAATTTAGATCGAGCTCTACTGAGTCCCTTACTGTCCCGACACTCGGACTTGGGCGATCCGGCCAAGGCGAAAGCCTTGGACGCCGTCTTGAAATCTACCCCTGACCCCGGCCTCCTTGAGTGGGATCGGTTACAGGCAGAGAAGCTTGTCCATGTACACCAGCAACTTTTCGCTCGTATCGATTATGAAATCGCTATGAAGGAAGAGTTAGCTCGGTTTATTAAGGAGAATTCTTCTGAACCTGAGGTAGTTCTGGAACCTCTGTTTCCAAAAGGCGTTGATAACCGCAAGGCCGTAGTCCTACTAGGGTATTGGGCTTATCCGTTCCGACAAAAGATTATCGGAACTCGTAAGCTCGATATCCCGTCAGCTGGGCGCACTTTCTCAGTAGTATAACTGAGTGCTTCGCAG